CTAAGCAATATTATAAATGTTGGCGGCTGTTTTAGCAATCTCTAAAACTTTGTCCTGGCGGCGCAGGGCATATTTGTTGGTTGTTTCTAAACGGCTGTGACCTACTACAGCGGCAATGTCTGCTGCAGCATAACCTTGAATAAACATTTCTGTTATAAAGCTGTGGCGCAGATAGTGAAAGCTGCGGTAACGCACGTTAGCATGCTTTAAAATCATCTTCCATGCTCTTTGCATATTACGGACGCTGATAGGCGTTCCGTTGGCTGTGCAGAATAAATATTTACTATCTACATGGCAGGCTGCCAAGTAGTCTTGCAGGATTTTACCTATGCCGGCATCAAAATATTGTATTCTAACAGAAGCTTTGGTTTTTGTTTTTCCCACATAGGTTCGGCCGTTTATATCGGCCTTTACGGCATCTTTTATTTTACAGTAATTTTTTTCAAAGTTTAATGTACTGCGTTCAATTCCCAAAATTTCACCTATACGTGCGCCTATAACACTTTCAAGTGAACAGAGGGCGTAATAACGTAAAAATTTAGGCGTGTTTTTTAATTTAGTGATAATAAGTTTTATTTCTTCCGGTGTAAATGGTTCATCGTATTCCGGTTCATATTCAGGCACAATGGCTATATCCATAGGATTTTCAAGAATAAGGTTATTTTTCCTTGCAGCTCCAAATAGGATTTTTAAGAATTTATATACCTTTGATTTATTGGAAGCAGACAGATCGGCTTCTGCAATAAAGGCATTGATATCTTCAGGCGTGATTTTATTCATCACTTCATTTGCCAGCGGATAAAGCTTAGAAGCCAGGTAGGTGTAATAATTAACAGTGCTTTCAGCTATTTTAGGATTAGCAGCCTTATTTTTTATGAAGGCAAAGGCAAAATCCTGCAAAGTAGTATCATAGCTGTAGAGCGGATTTAAACTGCTGTATACAAGGCGCATTTTGTTGAGCCAATTGATTACTTCTAATTTATCAACATGCCGGAATTTATGCGGCTTACCGTTAGTATCGCGTAGTGTACCGCACCATTTTTGGCGTTCCTTGTCCCATGATAAGCCGCCTTCTCCGTTTGATCGTCTTTTTTTCATATAAAAACCAGCCTTTCTTTAAAATTGTGTATAAAGTAGTAAAGGCTGGTTGCAATATGTTATAATATTAGCGTAATCAGCCTTACTTTTTGCGAGGTGGGGTTATTACATTGCCGTTGATACTGGTAATATCTGCGGCTTACGCTCGGCGCTGGTAACGCCGGGCGTTTTTTATTTATATAGCAAGTATTAATAATAAAAATAATATTGATAGAGCGGGTAAAGTACACCCTAAGCAACCACTTTTTGCAACAGCTGTTTCTAATTCTTTACTTGGAGTTTGGTTTATAAATAAAGTTTCTGGAAAAGTGTTAGCGAGTATCATCTGCTCTACTTTTTGATATTTATCGGGATGTTCTTTTTCTAAATTTTGCAGAACCTTTTTTACGCCGGCACGATCATATATATTGTTTGCCAATGAATAGAAAAAAATTGCACCAACGTAATCATAACACTTTAAGTAAACATCACCGGTACTGCGGAAAATTTTAGCAGCAAAAGAATCTGTTACGGTTTTCTCTGTGTCAACTAAACATTTTTGCAGAAGGTAGAGAAAATAATAATAGTCTTTGATATTCGTAGAATGTGAAAATTCAATTTTATCCTTTATTTTTTTATATAGATGTGTGCCTTCTTCCGTAGTTTGATAAATTTTTGCTAAATTTTCAGCAGAATTTGCTACATATTCTTGTGAATTTAATTTTATTACTATTTGGGCACAAGCTTCGGCATCGCTCAAAGCATTATGATGATTCAAGGAAATTCCAAGAAATTCGCAAACAGTAGGTAATTTATGATTTTTGAGGGTTGGGAAAAAGTTTCGTGCATACTCAACTGTATCTAAATACTGGATTTTGGGTTGAGTAATTCCAGCTTCCGATAATGAAGTCTGTAAAACAGAAATATCAAAAGAAGCATTATGAGCTACTATAATTTTATTTTCTATATAGAATTTAAGTTCTGTTTCCCAAAGTTCAGCTAAAGTTGGTGCATTTTTAACAGTTGATTTGTTTATACCATGTAAGTAAGAAAAATAAAAATCGTCTGTCGGAGGATTTATATACCAGTGCTTTTTATTTACTATTTGGTTTTCTTCTACAACGATTAAAGCAAGGGAACAGGCAGAATTACGATTTCTGTTTGCTGTTTCAAAATCAATAGCAATGAAATCAGGATAATAGAAAATATTGTTTGTTGTCGTGGAACCATAACATTTTTCCAATAATACTAATTCACGATTTTTGTTATTAATGAAGCTTCGTGCCAGAGATTCCAAATTATTTAACATAGTAAAATATAATACCTCTTTGGATTATTTATTAAAATCGACATATATTATCCGACCTTGTTTGCGAACGGGTTTTCGCCGTTTTCCGTTGTTTCATCTTTTTTATTTACTTGAATAAAATAGTCGATATTATTCTCTACCGCTCCTTGCTGTTCTGCAGTAAGTTGGCGGTATTTTTTTATTAGAATAGATTCTTTTGTTGAATAATCTTTGGTTTGTTCATTTAAGAAATAATCTAATACATTAGAAATTTGATAAATGGCGCATAGAATTAGAAATGTGTCTGCGTCTGGTTGTCTATAATTGTTTTCCCAACCATATAAAGTTTTTTCTGATATTGAAATATTATAGCTCTTTAGAGAATCTACAACTTGTTTGACAGACAGATTCAATTCTTTTCTTTTCAATTTTAAAAGAGTTCCTATATCCATATTACCCTCCTTGTTGAAATTATAATAACACTTAAATTCCCCGAAGTAAAGAAAAAAATCTTCAAAAAGAAGAAAAAAGACTGCTGAGATAGTTGACTTTCTACGAAAAGAAGATTAAAATAAAATAAAAATCTTCAAAATGAAGAAAGGAAGGGGGCGGTATTATGGATGTCACACAAAAAATTTATAACATTATAAAAGAAAGACATATTCCGGTAAAAGCAGTATGTGAAGGTGCAAATTTACCGTTGAAAGTTATGTATTCTACTTTAAAAGAAAATGGTAAAAGAAAGTTGAGAGCAGATGAATTTTTGAAAATATGCAAATTTTTAAAAATAAATCCTATGAGCTTACGTGACGATAAAGATGAAAAATCAGCAAAGGGGGCTTAGGTATGAAAACATATCATAAAGATTTTGGTGTTACTGCCAGCATTACCGATAAACGGGACGGGACAGCTCGACTAATTGTATGCGATCAGTATGGCAGAAAGGTTAAAGATTCTGTTCATAAAAACAGACCTTCTGCTGTAGCGGCGTGGAAAAGAATGTGCAGCTGATAAACAAGTAAAGGGGGAATAGGAGTGAAAAGATTATTAAAAAAAGCCTATCTGCATATGATAGGCATAATAATTGCGACAGCGGTAGCTAACATTTTTACTTATGTTTTAAACGGTGAAGAAGGATTATATACCACGACTGCTGCCAATATTTTATTGCTTGTTCTAAGCTATTTTTGGTTTCTTTGGTTGATGAACCGTGATTAATGCTGATGCTTTTTATTGAATATGCGGTGATTCACAGGAAATAGGTGATTGTATGAAATTATTGCTGAAAAAAATGAAATGGAATTTGTATCGCAGTTTGCTTTTTTGTCTTATTGGTGATGGAGCAGAAATCGTTTTGGATGTAAAAAAAGAGAAAGGGAAACATTACCGTGGTATTTGGATAATGTTTCCTGAAAATGGGTTACTTACATATTGGGTTTATTTAAAATGCCAGAGGAATGCAGGAAGAATCAGTATAGTTCTTCTGAATAAGAAATTTTAGAAGCATTTGTTTTAAATCCGTTATCTTCTTGTTTAACACTTATGTTTATAGACAATTTTTTATGATTTACAAAATCGGTAGCTGTATAAGTGATTAAGTAATGTTTCTTTGTGGCATTAGAATTATTATAAAAACTAAAATAATTCCAATGATATTTATTATGGTTAATTCTTAAATAATCTTCGCATTCGAAGGCTATATGAGAATAATAGTATTTAAAATCATTTTCATTTTGGATGTTGAAATATGTCAAAAAATCATCTCCTAGATTGATTGGGGTTTTGATTATTATTTTCTTTGTTATTAGTTGAATCAATAATGCCACAAATAGAAAACAATTTTAATAATAAAGCTAGTCTAAAAAATTGGCATAGAATTTTAAAATTATCAGGTAAGAAGTCGGTTTGAACAAAATTTAAAATCTCTAGCAAACAATATAAACTTTTTTCGTCTAATTTTTTCATATGTAAGCAAGACAATTCTTTAAATGCCTGTTTTATAGCTTTGCTTTTATATTTTTTACATAGTTCAGTCGCTTTTTCTTGAGACCGAGGTCTAACTTTTCTTTTATTATTTTTTATATGTATATTAGTGTGAGGAGGGGATAAAATTTCTTCAGAAGTAATAGATGTTTCAGTGCTTTGTGTTGGTTGTGAATATTCAAGAATTTGATGTATTTGGTTTGTGAAAGAATAAATATCAAAATTAGAATTTACATATGATAATGTATTTTCTGATATTTCTTCTGCTTGTGATGAAAGTTCTTTATTGGAGTTTTGGTCTGACCAAGATACTTGCAAAAAGCAATAGGTCTGTCTTAGAAATTCTCTACTTGATTCTAAAATTTTAGGAGAATCTTTTATTGTTTCGCAAGTTTCGTGAATTTGTTCTAATATTTCTTTTTTTTGTAATGAATAAGATGAATTTGTTCGGGAGATATTTGCTGTATAGTCATATAGTTCTTGTACGGCTTTGGCCGAATTTGAGTGTGATGCAATATATGTATCAACAAGTATTTGTTGGAGCTGTTCCTTAGTACTGCTTAATATTAGGTCAACTGAACGTGCAGAATTAGCGTGCTGCAAAGCTTCTTCTCGCAGTTCTTCGATATTAGCATTATTTGTGAATATATTGGGTATATTATTAAAGGTTGCCATGGTTAATTCTCCGATTTGTTATTTATTGTAATGACATTTTAACATTTTATTAATTTTTTATAAAGAGAGGTGCCTATGTGAAGTGTGTAATAAGGTGTGTAGCTAGTTTTATTTCAGGATGGATTACAGCAAGAATTATTCTACATTTTATATTCAATTATAGGAGTTGACTGCTGATATGAAAAAAGTTCAGGATACGCATTTGAACATTGGCGGGTTGAATTGGCCTGTACTTATCAATGTAGAGCATATTTGCCGGGTTATGGTCGATTTGAGAAATAACATAGAATTAGGGCTAAGATGCGTACTTGATTGCATCAAAGCGATCAATCACAGAATAAAAGTGCGGAAGCGTGTCAGTTGCTGTTTTAGGATCACAGAAAGGTCTGAACGTAAAAATGCAAAATGCTGGAATAGAAGGAATTCCGGCTGGTGTTGAAAGGTGGTGCAGTAAATGCAGCGTATGAGTTTGAGCAAGTTTTGTAAAATCTATGGCGCAAGTTATTATGATATGTTGAATTATTGCCAGCGTGGCTTGTTACCGCATAGTGGAGGCGGTAAACGTGGATGCCCGATCAGAGTTTGGGATGAAGATGTTATTGCTTTCTTGCGCGATCAGGATCAGCGACAGGCTGAGCTGAAGGCTGCCAGTATGAAAAACATGCAGCAGGCTGCAAATATAATCAGTTTTCGCAAAAATAAACCTAGTGATGAAAACCGGTTTAAAAGCGATATTCTTGATCTTAAAAGTGAAACTAAAAAGCTTTTGGCAAAGCGTAGAGCTGCTGCACAATAGGGAGGGATGTAAATGAATAATGAAAAAGAAAAGAAGCTATAGCGCGCAAACACTATAGCTTCAAGGGTAGATGTAACTTCGCAGTCCGCATCTACCCATTATTTTATCATAGTGGGGTGATATTGTGAAATACTTTTTAGTGGTTTTAGGGTTGGCCTGCTGCTTGTGGTATTCGTTTTTTATGGATGAACCTAAGCGAACTGTTGCTGTAACTGTAACGGTGCAGACAGGTGATACTTTGGAAGAAATAATTTACGATTTAAAAGAAACGTATGACGATCAGCGCGACTGGCGGGAAATTTGCGCACAGGCTGAAAGAGATAATGCTTTTGGCCGCTATATTCTGCCGGGTGAACATATTATTTTTAATATGGAGGTCGCGGGAAAATGAAACCTGAATGCAATAACTGCCGGTGGAAAAATAAACGGTATCCGGGGGTTTATCCGTGCCGTGACTGCATTGGACTTAATACTTTGGCAAGCTATAATTTCTTTTGTTTTCCCGATCAGCTTAATATGTTCGGAGTTGCCGAGCTTTGCCATTGTCGGAGCTGTGGCCGGCGTGTACATATGGAATTTGGCATTCGTGGCTATAAGTATATTCGCTGCAAATGCGGTAATACCATGCAGGCCAAAGTAACTGTTGAAGAAATGATTCACCGCTGGAATAATCGTGCGCCTGCCCGGACTAAAATGTGGAGGACAAAATAAATATGAATAGCAAAGCTGAATTACTTTCTAAAATAAAAAAGCTTGCTGAAGCTGGATTTTATGGCGAACAGACTAATGCATCTGAAATTTTAGAACGGTTAAAGAAAAAATATGGAATAACTGATGCAGATATTGCTGAAGATGTGGAAACAATAATATGGATTAGATACAAAACAAAGTTAGAGCAACGTCTTATTTGGCAAGTGGCTTATATGGTTTTAGGAAACGTTAGTGCTTACAACAAAGGGTGTAGGACTAAAATGGTTGGGATAAAAGCATCAAAAACAAAATGTATAGAAATTGAGGAAATGTGTGATTTTTATATAAGAGCTATGAATGAAGATCTGCAGATGTTTTATGATGCATTTTTAGTTAAAAATCAAATTTTTCCGCCGGAATCAATAACAACAGAAAAAGCTACTAACAAAATAAATCCTAATGATTTAAGACTTGCCTTTATGGTAGAAGGTCTTGAAAAACATGAGCGTTATAAACAGATAACCACACAAAACGATTAAGGGAGTGAGTTTAATACGGACAAAAGAAGTTTCTGCTGTCGTTGTAAAGAAGTGTTGATGAATGGTTTTTATTTTCATAACAGTAAAGTTGGTATTTGTAATAGATGCGTAACGGATTTAGCTATTCAGCTGATTAAGTATGAAGATAAGGAAGTCATAAATGCATTAAGAAAACATGTTAGCAGTGAAAAGTATAGGAAACGGGTACTCTTTCCATAAAACTCTCTCGTTTCCGTCTGTGGCAGAAAGAGAAGGTTTTGCTTGTTGGGGATATCCCAAATCCACACCAAACTGGAATTTATAATCCCTTAGTAAAACAGATAATTCTATTCGCTTCTGTAAAATTCATAGCCTTGTGAAAATGAAAACTGTTTATATTATCTATTTCGCAATCACTGGCAAATTCATGACAACCACTTTCTCTTGCCCACGCTTCACATTCGGCTAACAATTTTTTAGCATACCCCTTATTACGATAGCCTTCCTTTACAAAAATTCCCTCTAAATATCCGACCGGATATGTACTTGTACCTTCCACATAATCATATCTTAATTGGCACTGTGCAAAACCAATAGGCACGTTGTTTTCGTATTGCAAAAAGAATTGTGATTTTCCATTAGTCATAATTTCCGAAAATTCATTGATTAGTTCATTTATAGAATGTTCTCGCCACATCAACACAGCTAATTTTGCCAATATTTCTAAATCTTCGTGTCCAGCTTTTTTTATCATATTACAGCCTCCTAAAAATTCTAAGTTGTCGCTTTATATAGAAATATTATAGCACCCCTATATAAATTTTTTTATTACATTCCTCACTTGTACGAAATAGCAGAGCCATCCACACTCGTCAACGGTCGAGATGAACGGACTTCACCCGCCGCTGACAAGTGCGTCCGTTCCTGCTTATGTGGCAGACAAGAGAGCGAAATCAACGAGTGCTTTCGCCTTTGTATAGTATGTTTTTTCTTATATCTGTCTGTATCGTATTATATCGCCAGAAGAAATTTGGGCACTATTTGGTCACTAAAGCGTCAAAAATCATTGTTCTTATGTATGCATCAATGTGTAAAAAGTCAGTATTTACAATAGTTTTCACAGCGCAAGACCTTTCGATAGCAAAAACAAATACTATTTTTTATTGCATCTATGGCTGCAGTGAATGTTTTGCTTGCCGCTATGGAAATTTATCTTTTTTGGAGGAAATGAATTATGGAGTATGTCAATAAACAGACTGGTGAAGTATATCAAGCCGAGGAGGTTGATTTAAAGAATTTGTGTGATGGTGATTTGAATTTTCTGTTCACCGGCGAATTTAGAAAACTTATTAATGAATTAGATATTGGTGATAAAGGCAATATAACTATTAATATCAAGGCAAGTAAAAGCTTAGATGCTACTGGTGATGAAGCAATATTTGTTGAAGCGCAGCTTGGCACTAAATATCCTAAAGCTGTTATTTCAGATAATAATGCAAAAAAAGTTGCTGAAAATGGTCGGGTTGTTCAGAAGATAGAAACTGGTATGTTTGATGAAACTACTGAAAGGATGGCATAAATATGGAATTATATGAAGCACTGGAAACAATCAAAAATGAATGTACAAAACACACCGAATGTGTGGATTGTCCTTTGGGATTAGGTCATAGTTGTTGTGGCATTATTACAAATGGATTTCCGGGAAACTGGAATTTGCAAAAGCCCGTCAATAAGATATTTACGGTGGAAACAATACATGCGGAAGAACGGTGATAGATATGGAAAATAATATTTTGAATAAAGAAAAGGTTGCTGAGCTGATGGAACTTTTGGCATGCAAACGGTACTACTCTGAATGTTTGGAAAGCGTGACTGAACTTAAAGAAAGAATGCAGTATGGGGCTACTTCTATTGAAATGCGATTTCACTATTTTGATAAAGAAAGTGGTAGGGCTGTTAATAATGGTATTAATTTTTGTAGCGATCTTAGTGAAAATAAACTGGAAGTTGCAAATATGCTTTCTCAACATATCCTTTCTGATATGGAAGCTGATTTGGAACTTCAAATTAGACGGCTGGAATCCTGTTTGTGGGATAAATTTAGATATACAGAGGATGCGGTGCCGGAGAAAAGTGTTAAATAGAATATAGCTAAATAAAAAATATAAGGTGATGCTATGGCTGTTGAAATTTATGTTAGTTCTGAGGAACTTAAAAAAACATTGGAATATGTTGCGCTGATCGGTGGCAATATGACTTCCGGCAAAAAACAGGATGATGATCTAAAACAAATGGCCGGCGCCTTGCGTATTGTAGCAGTAAGCCCGCATGAAGATAATAATTATATGCTTATGTTTTGCCGGGCAGGAGCTGCAGAACAGTTGACTTACAGGATGGAAGGAATCAGCCACGGCTGCAGTGAACCAGCTGATATTTGTATTGAATGTAAGCGCTTTCTAGCTTTGGCTAAAACTTTTACAGGTGACGTCAAGCTTGTTTTTGCTGAAAAAGAGCTGCAGATCATTGTAGAGAGTAGCCAATATAATTTAACGATACTGTCAGCCCGCCTACCTGAATTAAAGATACCTGAAGGCGGCGTGTGTCTTTCTACAAGTTTTTTACAGGAAGCAATGAAACATTGCAGTGCTGCTATTACTAAAGACGCTGTTGGAGCGAGGGGCGGGATAGAAATAAATATTGCGGATGATGGCAGTGCCGTCTGCTGGAGTGCGCAAAGTTCCTGTGTTGCAAAATATGTAGTGCCGTCTGCATGTTGCAATCAGGCTGTTAAATTGATTTTGCTGCCTTTGAATATCCAACATATTGCAGAACTGGCTGAACTGAGTGAAGTTCGGCTTATAAGCAGCATGCAGGGAATTTATGTTACAGCGCCGCGCTTTGACTATATGTGTCAGTCAGTAAGCGGCAGTTTGCCTGACTGTGAAAAGGTTGCTGCAAGCAATAAGGAAACTAAGCGTGTAACTATTAATAAAAATAAGCTATTAGCTGCTATTTCAAGAGCTTCGGTTATTGTGGGCGATGAAGTGGGTAGTAAGATTAAAATATGCAGTGACGCGGAACATCTTTATATCGAAGCCGTCAGCGTTGTTGGAACTGGTATTGAAAGTATTGCTTTGGATTCTTCGGAGGGTGAGGATGAAGAAACAAATTATTTTTCGGCTGGCAGGCTGTACAGGCTGATATATAACTGTCGTGGTGATAGTGTTACTATTGGCAGTAATGGCAAATATAAGCCGATTTTTGTGCGTGCTACAGGCAGCGATAGTTTTTATATAATTGCATCCATGAAAGGTTAAAGGCTATGAGTGGATGGATAAAATTGCATCGTAAATTGCTGAAAAGCCGTGCGTGGTGTGGTGCGGATGCAGAAGGCAAGGTAATACTGATTACATTGCTGTTAACCGCCTGCCATAGTGTTACGCACTGGCAGATAACAACAGATAAAAACGCTGTACTGAATCCGGGTGAATTGTTTATCAGTTACCGCCGCTTTGCTAAAAGCTGTGGTGTATCTTTAAAAAAGCTTACAAGTGAATTTAACCGTCTTGCCGTAGTCGGTTTTTTAGAATGCAGAAGTAAGCGTGAAGGTACGATCGTGAATATCAAAAACTGGGAATGCTATCAGCTGGCGGATACACCTTTGGATACACTTTTGGGAACAGATTTGGATACACCTGTAGATGCTGATACTGCAAGCACTTTTGCTGAAAACATTAAAGCTGTGGAAACACCAAAGGGAACAGCTTCGGGTACACCTTTGGCGACACATAACAAGAATTATATATTATTAAAAAATAAATTAAACAACACTGACATGAACAAGAAGCTGCGCAGTGCTGCATCGGAACCTGAATTTGTGTCAGCTTTGCAGGAATACGATGCTGCTTTTACAAGTGCAAAACACAGGCTTGATGGCGATGAAATACAAATGCTGCAAGCTTTTGCTGTTAGTGCTAAAGCCGTATGGGTATTGCAGGCTGTAAGAGAGCTAAAAGCAGCTAACAGGGGTAAAGTGATTCGTAATCCGAAGAATTATCTCTTTGGCATACTTGGTAACTGGCTTACAGATGGTTTGCCAAATGACAATAAAGCTGCACAGCAGTCGCTGGATGATTTTTACAGACAGGAGGGCATAACGTGAATGTTATAACAAAGCAAAATGTTTTAAAAGCGTTTTACCAGTTTGATAAGAAAAAGATGCCGGTCATGGAAATAAACGGTAAGCTTTCTGCCAGCATGGATGTGGCTGTGCGTAAGAAGTTATGTGAAGAATGGCTTAATGCTTTTTGTACGGTGGATGCCGATATTTTTGACAGAGCAGCTGAAATTGCCCTTGCTACCTGCAAAAAATATCCGGAAGAACCTGAAATGTGGGATTTTATCAATCAGGCTGCAGAGCAGGGAAATAATGAACCAGTACAGATAGAATCATTACCTCCAACGCCGCCCACTCCGAAAAAGGTACCGGAATATGTTCAAAAACCTCAACGGATTGCAAAAATAATAGAGTTGGCAAAAGCAGGCAGGTTTGCGGAAGCGGCGCAGTATTTCAAAACTTCTATCGAAGAAGATGAAATAATTTGCTATGCTAAAGAACATTGGCCTGAATCAGAAGCTGAATGGATCAAGAAAAATAAAGATGAACTTAAAGAACTGGTTGAACAGGAGCATATATGCGGCAAATGTATGTGCCTGAAAAGGTGTAGGACGAACGGCTACAGGCGTGTTGGTTCAATAGATAAATATACAGGTTTTCTGATTTTAAAAATGGAAGTTTGCTCAATGAAAAGGATGGCAAAAAATGCAGGCATACAGAATTAATGGGTCGCTGGTAAAAGTGGAACGGTGTGCAGCTGAAATGTATATAGTCAGAAATATTCCGGGTGTTTTTGATAATCAGGTTGCTATTGGCGCGATCCTCCATAAGGAATTAGCACAAAAGTTTTTAGACAGCTACGCTGTGAAAAGCAGTGATAAAACATTAGACATCTTGGATGTTGATTTTGAAAAAAAGCTTCCTGAAGGAATACAGTATTGCCGCGGCTGCGTGTATTGGAACGGAAAAGGATGTGAAGCAGGTGATAAAGGCGAGTGATGAAGAAAAACGGCTGGCTGTGCAGAAGCTGGAAGAATATTCTTTGAATCGTGAAGCACTTAAAGGACTGCGCAGCAAGCTTAAAAGATTGGCTGACTTAGGTAAGCCAGCTGATGTTTCGGCGGTGTCCTATGATGCGGCTGCTACCGGCACAGCTCCTTACCATCTTGGCATGATGAATATTGCTGATGAATGTCAAAAGATACTTATGAAAATAGCGGACAGGCAGGCTGAAATATTGATCGTTGAAGATGCGCTGCAAATAATCAATAAAGGAATAAACTGCGGGAATTACAGTGATATTTTGATTATGCGCCATGTTGATGGCTATAGCATGGAGAGCATCACGGAAAAGCTGGGCTACAGTTCACGGCAGGCTATTTATAATCAGTATAATAAGGCTTTAATTAAATTTGCTAAAGCTTTAGGAGTTTAAGCGCTTTGGAATGGACAAAATGAGGACAGATTTTTGCTTTTGGCTGTGGTAATATGATAGTGACAGAAATTGTATAGAAGTATTTTGCACTTGCGGCGTGATGCTGTAGGTGCTTTTTTATAACTGTATGGAGGTGATTGAACTTTGCCGAATAGAATAAAGCGTGAATGCCGTAAGCTTGGCTGTCTTAGCCTGACGGATAATGTAAACGGTTATTGTGATAAGCACCAGCAGGAAAAATTCATGCGCTATGACCGTTATCGTAAAAGTGCTGCGCAGCGCGGCTATAATGCGCGTTGGCAAAGATACAGAAAAATATTTTTGCAGGAACATCCGATTTGTGTAAATTGCTGCAATGCGCTGGCGAGTGTAGTGGATCATATCAAGCCGCATAAAGGTGACTATGAATTATTTTGGGATGAAGCTAATCATCAGGCGTTGTGTAAACGCTGCCACGATATAAAAACTGCTACCGAGGACGGTGGCTTTGGTAATGATATTTTGGAAAAATAAAAAAATATTTTTTTTTAAAATTTTTGCTCAGGAGAATCCCTTGTGAGGGGTAGGGGGGTGCAATTTCCTGCAGCTTTTCACATCATACCGCACCGTACTCTAACTTTTGAAAAGTTCCCCTATCATATATTTTTTTGCAAATATTGATTGAAGGAGGTGATATTTATGCCGACACCGGCTCAAAGTGCTAAGGTTATGCTTTTTAACCGTGGCAATAAAACTGGTAAACATTATACAAAAACAGAAATTGAGAAACGGCAAAACGCAGAAGAAAAAATCAAGCGTGCTGAAGTAGTATTGAAAACACCTGCGTTTTTAAAAGAAAAGTCGTGTGCTGCGGCTTTGAAAATTTGGAAGGAAATTATCAAGGAAGGGAAAGAGATAGAGCTGTTTGACAATGTTGATGCACGCATATTGGCAAACTTCTGCCGCTATCAGGCTTTGTTTGAAGATGAAGCTGTGAAGATGTTCCCTGATAAAAAGAAGTTAGATATGTATGGTAAGCAGGCTTTAAGCTATGCTGAAAAGCTTGGACTTACGCCTACTGCCCGTGCCCGCCTTGTTGTCAAACGTGCCAATGCTTCAAATGACGATGATGAACAGGATTCGATGATGGCATGACCTGTTATGATGATTTATTTGTAACTGAGCGCTATGCGCGCGAGGTCGTTGATGGACTGCGCCTTGTGTGTAAGCGGGAACGGCAGGCCTGTCAGCGGCATCTTGATGATCTGGAGCGGCAGGGTACAGATAGCTTTCCTTATGTTTTTGATGAAAGCAGGGCAAACAGGATTTTTGACTGGTTTGAAAAATACTGCGTGCACGTGCGTGGTGTGTATTCCGGGCAGCATATCCAGCTGCTGCCTTTTCAGTATTTCGACTTGGGCTGTGTTTTTGGCTGGGTGCATAGAGAAACCGGCGCACGGCGGTTTACTAAAGCTTTTAATTTCCGCGCCCGTGGCAATGTCAAAAGCACTGAAATGTCAGGCGTTGCTTTATACGGCATGTGTGCTGACGCGATCTATCCGCCGGGCAAGCCTGAACTGCGGAGCTTTGAAATGGCGCCGGAGGTTGAATGTGCGGCCGTAGACCGGGAGCAGGCAAAGCGTGTCTGGGGTGATGCCTGTTCTATGGGTGAAGCTTCTGCGGAAATCAGTCAGAAGCTTATTATCAAACGTACACGGGTAGAGCATAAAACGCGTAAAGGCTGGATGCGGGCATTGAGCAAGCAGACGAAAAACAAAGATTCCGGTGCGCCGTGTATGGTAATTATTGACGAATATCATGCGCATCCGTCCTCCGAAATCGTTGACGTGCTGAAATCAGGCTTCGGCAAACGGCTACAGTCTTTGCTGTTTATCATTTCTACGGCTGGTAAAGATGCAGAAAACAATCCCTGTAAGGCAGAATATGACCTGTGTTGCAAAATCTTGGAAGGCGACACTGATGAGCCTATTGATGATTATTTCTGTATGATACGCGAACTGGAGGATGGCGACGATCCTTATGATATCAACGCTTTAGTTAAAGCGAATCCTGTGCTGCAGCATGAAACTGAATACAGCAAGCATTTACTGAAAGAAATCGTAAGCGAGGGACGTGAAGCATTTGTAAGTAACGACCCAAAAAAGCTGCGCGAATATCTGACCAAACGCTGCAATTTGTGGCAGGACAGCAGTGAATTGAAATACATGGATGGCCTGATGCCTAAGTGGAAGACACTGAAGGTGACCCGTGATGAACTATATAAAATTATCAGCGGCAAGCGCTGCATAGTTGGTTATGACCTTTCAAAGCGTATTGATCTGACAGCTGCGACTTTTATTGTTCCACTTGATGAAAAGCGTGTAGCAGTAGTTTCGCATGGCTTTATACCTGAAGAAGCGGTAAAACGACATGAACAGACTGACCGCATAGCCTACAGGGAATATGCCCAGCGTGGCTACTGTACCATAACAGAGGGCGCAGCTGTTGATTATGATGTGATGAAGGTATGGGTAAAGTGCTTTGCTAATGAGCTGGATTTAGATGTTGTGGAACATTGTTTTGATGGCTGGAACGCTTCTTACTTCATGCAGAAGCTGGAAGAAGAAGGGGAAACAGTTATTGAAGTGCGGCAGGGTATTCCGACTTTGAGCGAACCTACCAAAGAATTCAGGCTGAAAGTAGTGGAGAGCAATATTATCCATGAAGGCAATGAGCTGTTTGACTGGTGCTTGCGTAATGCGTATGCCTACACTGACAGCAATGAAAATATCAAATTGAGTAAGAAAAATAAAGATGATACGCAGCGTATTGACTTGGTTGCTGCTGGGATAAATGCTATGGCGCGTTTACCTGCGTTTTATGAAGAATACGGCGGTACTGGCAGCAGCTCCGGCGTTCGTTTTTTGTGAGGTGATGAAAATGGAAAAAGAAGATAAGCTATTAGCCATATTAGTTGTTTTGGGTATGTTGCTTACTGTGACTGGTATTGCGTTGATTAGTATACCAGCTGCATTAATTGTCGCAGGCGTGTTGCTGATAGTGATAGCCGCCAATGGTGCTAAGCGTAGGGAGGGCCAAAATAAAATTTGAACAGCTGTTTCCGTATGGGGATGGCTGTTTTTATTTTACCTGAAGGGAGGTGAAATAAAAGATGAGTGATACGATACGCAGCCCGGCAGGCCTGCTGGTGGGTGCTTTCAAAAATCTCTTTGCGCCGGATGCCGCAAAGAGTGCAACTGTAAGCAGCCAGTTCCGACTTACACCGGGAATGATGCTGAACGGAGTGCAGCTTAATCATGTCACTGCTATGCAGTATAGCGCGGTATGGGCTTGTATCCATGTGCTGGCAGAAACATTCGCCAGCTGTAAATGCTACCTGTATCAGAAGCTACCTGACGGCAGCAGGCGCAGAGCTGTTGAAAATCCGCTGTATGATGTGTTGACATATGTTGCTGCACCGAATATGCCGGCTTATTATCTGCGTGAAACTATGCAGTACCATGTGCTGAGCGGCGGTAATGCCTATGCTGAAAAAGTATTGGACAGCAAGGGAGAAGTTACGCAGCTGAATATGCTGCTGCCTGTGAATGTGCTGCCGGAACAGGACTATAACACTGGTGAGATTTATTACAATGTCAATGACCGTGGCAAGCTGTATAAGCTGCCCGCGGAAAAAATACTGCATATTCCGGGGCTTGGTTACAACGGTGTTATTGGCTATAGCCCGCTGGCAATGGCGCGGCGTGCTATCAGCCTAGGCATGAGCAGTGAAGAACTTGGCAATAAATTTTTTGAAAATGGCGCATTGGCAACTGGTGTATTGGAAACTGACAAGCCTTTGAAAGAAGATGCCTGGCAGCGTTTGAAAGAACAGTTTAAGGCGCGTTATGAAGGAAGAAGCAATGCTGGTTCTACGATGATCTTGGAAGGTGGTATGAAATTCAACCGCATTTCTGTAAATCCAGAAGAAGCACAGTTTTTGGAAACGCGCAAATACCAAACAGAGGAAATTGCCCGCTTCTACCGTGTTCCGCTGCATCTGATTCAGAATTTGGAAAAGTCAACGTATTCCAATATAGAACAGCAGACCATCGACTTTTATCAAAACACGATGCTGCCATGGTTCGTGCGCTGGGAACAGTTTATGAATATGCGTTGTTTAACGCGTCAGCAGCGGCAGGACGGCTATTACTGTGAATTTGATATGCTTTCCATGCTGCGGGGTGATAATCAAAGCCGTGCTAACATGCTGCACCTTATGCGTCAGGATGGCATCATCAATGCTGATGAGTGGCGTGAGCGTGAGAACATGAACCCGCTTCCTGACGGGCAAGGTAAAACAGTATTTATTAACGGTAACATGCTTCCGGTGGAGGAAGCTGCCAAAAAGAAGGGAGGCAAACAAAAATGAGCATGGAATTGAAAGCCTGCCGTGAAGCGTTGAAAAGTGGTAATAAACCTGCTGCGGATGAACTTCTGTGCGTAAAAGCGTTTTCGATGGAGCAGGTGAAGGCTATCGAAGAAAAAGACGGCCGGATTATCTGCGATTTTATTTTATCTAATGGAGCAGTGGACAGAGATTTTGACACCGTAAATCCTGACGGCTGGGAGCTGGAAAACTTCCGCAAAAATCCTGTTGTGCTGTGGATGCACGATATGTGGAATTTGCCTGTGGCCAAGTCTTTGCTGGAGAAAGTGGAGGGCGGAGAACTTATTGGCCGGGCTGAGTTTACCAGTAAGGATGAAAATGATTATGGTTATATGGTTGGGCAAATGTATAAGCTGGGCTTTTTACATGCGGTCAGCTGCCGTTTCCGTGGTATCGAATGGAAATGGACAGAGGACGTGAACCGGCCTTATGGTATTGACTTCATAAAACAGGAGCTGCTTGAATACAGCTGTGTTACTATTCCGGCTAATCCTGATGCTTTGCTGAAAGCAAAAGCTGCCGGTGTTGATGTAAGCCCTGCTGTACAGATATCTGAAAATATTTTAAGTAAGAACAGTTTGGACACGCTGGCGAAAAGTATTGCTGAACGCGTTTATGCTGCTGTCAGCAAGAAAATGACTGTAGTTGATCTGCACGATGACCGGCTGGCACAGGAAAAAATGAAAGCAATGCAGATGTGGTTAAATTTGAACAAAAATAAAGGGGGACTAAACTAATGAACATGCAAGAGTTATTACAAAAACGTGCTAAGGCTATCAAGGCACAGGAAGAAATCATGTCTAAAGCAGCGGGTGGTTTGACTGCTGAAATGGAAAAGAATTTCAACGATCTGCAGCAGGAAATCAACGAATGTGACAGGCAGATTGAAATGTTGGAACAGGTTGATGAAAATGCGAAGAAAAATTATGGCGGCAGCGTTTTTGGGAATAGTGGGCCGGCTGTGCATATTGATCCGGTCAAGGATGGTGCTAAAGATAACGGCGGCTTTAAAAGTTTGGGTGAAGTGCTGCACGCTATTAAATATGGCGATAAAAAAGGCCGCTTGGAAAATCTTAAAGCACAAAATACTGCTGATGGCGCAAGCGGTGGTTATTTGATCCCTGAACAATTTTCAGATGAGCTTTTAATGGTTGGAGAAAAACGCAGCCTGATTCGTCCTTTTGCTTTGGTAATCCCGGCAGGAGAATATCCGGATGCAGCGATCAATATGCCTGCATTGGATTATACTGCTGGCAATGAAGGCGGTGTGACTGTTAAATGGATCGAGGAAGGCGAGGAGAAGCCTGAAAGCAATGCAAGCTTTAGAAATGTTGAGCTGAAGCCTAAAGAAGTTGCTGGCTTTATTACTGTTACAGATACGTTACTGCGTAATGCGCCTGCTTCGTCTACTATTTTTGGGCAGCTTTTGAGCAATGCTATCGTACGTGCAGAAGACAGAGCTTTTATCAATGGTAATGGTACTGGTAAACCGCTGGGGTTTGCTACTAACGGCAATGGTGGCAAGCTGGTCGTACAAAGGGAAACTGCGGGTAAAGTTACAACTAATGATGTGGCCAATATGATGGCAGCGTTTCCGCCTGAAGATATTCCTGATTCTATTTTTCTTGCCAGCAGCACCATTTTGGCAGACTTGATTAAATTGCAGGACGCTTCCGGCAGATTTGTTTTTGTGCAGGGTGATCTGACTAAGGGTATTCCTACAACATTAATGGGGATGCCTCTTTTCCTGACTGGCATGAACGCTTCTCGTGGTAATACAGGTGACTTGCAACTGGTCAATCTGAAAAAATATTTGATTAAGGACGGCAGCGGTATTTATATCAGCATGTCTGAACATGTCAAATTTACCAGTAATCAAACGGTTATCAAAGCCTTCCGCAATGTGGACGGCAAGCCGTGGGTAAATGCTCCGTATATGCTTGACAGCGGTGTGCAAGTCAGCCCTTATGTATTGCTTGGTGGTACTACTGCGGCAACTACGCCGATCAGTGACTTGACAGCTGCGGCTACAGGCAGCAACGTGAAATTGACTTTTACAGCTGCTAAAAATGCTAATTCCGTTAATATCATGCGCAGTGATGATGGCGTAACTTATCAGCGCATTAATGTGAATGCTGTTCCGACCGATGCGGCTGAGTACACGGACACTAATCTGGCAAACGGAACTTATAGCTATAAAGTAGTTGTAACCGGTGGCGAGAATGCCGGTGTGTCTAATGCTGCAACTGCTACTGTAACCGGCACATCTGCTGCAAACAAAACTGCTTTTGCACCTAAAGAATAATCATGCGGTTAAAAGTGATTGTTCAGCCTGAAAGTGAGCCGGTAAGCATTCAGGAGATGTGCGCCTATTTGCGGCTTGACTGTGATGAAGAACAATCTTTGATAGGGCAGCTTATAAAAGCTGCCCGTCAATATTGTGAGGATTTTCAGCACAGAGCATATTTAAGGCAAACACTGGAACTGATTGACAAGCCGATAAATAACATTTTAGAACTTCCGCGCAGTGAAAACCTGCAAGAGGTTTTAAGTGTTAGTTCGAATAATGGCAGGTATACCGTTGTTCAGGATTTGTTGGCAAGACTTTATTTTACTGCTGAAAAAAGTAATGTGACTGTCAGGTATGTAACTGGCGTAGAAGATGCTGCCGGTGTGGATGAACAGGTTAAGCTGGCTATTAAGCTGCTTGTTGCGCACTGGTTTGAAAATCGTACTGCCGTAAGTTTCAGTAATGCAGTTCCACGTGAAGTTCCTTTGGCGGTGAAAGCATTATTGGAACCGGGGAGGATCATAACATTATGAATCCGGGAATGTTGAAGCACAGGATCGCTTTTTTACAGAAATCCGAAACAGTACGGGACGAATTGGGCGGTAAGATGTCAGCAATGTATTCTGAAGTTTTTAAACTGTGGGCAGCTAAAAGTGAACGTCCTGCTTCAAGGCGTGAGCTGATGGGCGAGCATGCCAATTATGTACCTGTATTTTTTACAGTTCGCAGATGCAGCGGCGCGAGAATGCCTGATGTAACTATGCGTATTCGGCATAAAGATTTGACGTATGATATTTTGAATATTTCTGATTTGGATAATGGTTATTTGGAAATTGAAACAAAGATGGTAAAACCATTATGAGCAGAAGCATGCGTATGTCTGTTGAAGTCGAAGGACTGGACGAAGCCCTGCGGCGCTTGAAAGCGTATGATACAAAGTCAACCGAAAAAATTTCAGAAGCTATCCGGCTTGGCGGACAAAATATTGGTAAAGAAGCGCGCAGCCGTGTACCGCGCAGAAGCGGCAAACTGCGTAAAAGTATACGCACAAGGTTCGACAGTACGGCTGTAACATCTACTGTCCACACTAATGTGCCATACGCTCATCTTATAGAGTTTGGTGCAGCAGCTGCTACAGTACGGCCGCGTAGCAGAGCAAGAAAAGGCGGAAAACCTAAACTGGCTTTGCGGATTGATGGCAGAGGTTTCAGGCGTTTTGTGCATAAAAGCAGTAAGCCGGGAAAAGGTGTAGTCCATATTCCGGCACGGCCTGCACGTCCCTATATGACACCTGCTTATCAGAGCGGCAAGCCGAGGATTGAAAGTGATATAAAAAAAGTGTTAAGGGAGATGCCTAAATGATTAGAAACGTGCCTTTAACAGCTGTGCAGGCCGCTGTATATAAAGCGTTGAGCAGTAATATCAGCGGCTATAATGTCTATGATGACAGCACGCCTTTTGAAGATGGGGAACTTGTAGACAGCAGGTATTTGGTTATCAGTGAAACTACAGGTAAGCCTTCGAGTGCTAAGCGTGATTGCCCTGTTTGGGAGGTTACGGTGAATATCAATGCTTTCAGCAATTATCATGGAAAAAAAGAACTGGATGAAATGCTTGACGATATTGTACAGGTTTTGACCGGTTCTGCTGAGCTGGAACAGATTGAGATTACCGATTACTATTTTCATGGTTTGGAAATTGATATGGTGGAAGCCTTCAAAGAAGAATATGAAGATGGGAGTGTCTGGCAGCATGGCGTTGTACGTGTCATAGTAAAAGTTGAACAAAAAGAAATGTAGGAGGTAGAAAATAATGAATGAAATGATCAAAGCAGCTAATTTCCCGATGCAGCCAAACAAAAGTCAAACGCTGGCTGGTAAAAGCCTGCTGTTGTTTTTGAACTATGGTGAAGGCGCTACTGTTGAAAATCCTAAATGGGGTTTAGTCGGCGGACAGCGTAATTCGCCGCTTTCCATGAGCGGGGACGAAATCGACGGCAGCGACAAAGCAAGCGGCGGCTGGGGTGAAAGCCTGCAGGGAACTAAAAGCTGGAGCATTGAGCAGGAAGGCGTTTATAAAGTAAATAATGAAATGTTGGACGCTTTGAAGTATGCCTTTGTCAATGATATTGCAGTACATATCATGCGCCTTGATAAATATGGTAATGCTGTAAAAGGTTTTGCAAATATCACAGAATTCAGTGACGACAATCCGCATGATGATGTTGCTACTGTTACCATGACGCTTAGCGGTATCGGTAAACCTGAATTTGTTACTAATGAGCCTGATCCGCGCAACACAGCAAATGCGATCTCTGACCTTGCTGCTACATCTGAAAGTGCAGGGACAGTGAATCTGACCTTTGCTGCACCTGCCGGTGCAGTAGCTGTTGTCTTGCAGCAGAGTGAAGATGGCACTGAGTTTACGGATACGGATGTGGCTATTGAAAACACTGCGACCAGTGCAGAAGTAAGCGGGGTAAAAGCCGGCAAGGCATACTTTCGTTTAAAGGTAAATGGCGGCGACAAGAACGGTTATAGTAACATTGCTACTGTGACGGTATCCTGAACGCTGCCGAATAAGAAAAAATATCAAAATAATAATTAAAGCAGGGCTTTGACAGCCCTGCTTTTTCTATACCAGAGGAGCGATGAAAATGAGCTTGGACAGAAGTGTGACGATCAATTTAGGCGGTAAAGAAAGACAAGTTAAATTTAACGCATTAGCTGTAAGCCAGCTTGAAAGATTATTGGATGACCACAATGTTTACAAAATGGTAAACGGCGGCGCTATTTCTTTAGGAGATTTGGCAAAATGTCTGTATGTAGGGTTGCTTGCTTATGACAAAAAAGTGACTATGCAGCAGGTTTATAACTGGCTTGATGAATGGCTTCTTGATAACAGCAGTGAAAGTTTGCAGACGCTTATTATTGTTGCATTGAGTAAAGCGGGCGTTTTTGGTTTTGCACGTAAAGTGCTGGAAACTGAAAAAAATACGCTGGAAATTGAAGCGCAGCCCGATGCTGAAGAAGTGGGGAAGTAACTAAAAGCTTTACAGAGCTGCTGGATGAACTTTTGCCGTGGTGTTATGGTGAATTGAATTTAAAGCCGTGGGAAGTAGAACGGTTGTGTCTTGCAGATATTTTTTTGATGTTGGACGGATGGCAGCGCAGATATGACCATTTAGAAGATATCGTTATCAGCTGGATCACATACCCAAATGTTTGCATAGCTTCAGGTAAAAAGAAGCGTCCGGAACTGAAAAGCTTTTTTGCACATAGGAAAAAGCGTAATTCCTCTAAGGAACAATCTGAAATAGCGCAGGATCTTTTTGAAGAATTTGGCTATGAATAGGAGGTGAAACGATGGCAGAAGTAGCACGTTTACAAGTAGTTATTGGCGCACGGATAAATGAATTTAATAAAGAAATGGGTGCGCTGCAGAAAAACGTTAAACGCACCTTTGCCAGTGATAACTTAGGCATAAATAAAGGCGCGCTGGGAGTTATTGCCGGTGTAGGTGTAGCTTTGGGGGCTTTGGGCCTTGCTTCAGTAAAAGCTGCCGGGCAGATGGAGCAGACACGGATTGCTTTTACTACACTTTTGAAAGATGGTAAGAAGGCAAAAAGCTTTTTGAGTGAACTTGAAAAGTTTGCGGCCAGTACGCCATTTGAATTACCGGGCGTTTTGGATGCGTCTAAAAGACTGCTGGCCTTTGGGTTCAGTGCAGAACAGGTAATTCCTATATTGACTGCTGTAGGTGACAGTGCAGCGGCGTTGGGCATAGGTGAAGAAGGCATCCAGCGTTTGACTTTGGCAATAGGTCAGATGCAGGCCAAAGGCAAGGTCAGCGCGGAAGAAATGCTGCAGCTTGCTGAAGCCGGTGTTCCGGCATGGGAAATGTTGGCAAATAAAATCGGCACTGATATACCTACAGCTATGGATAAGGCCAGCAAAGGGCAAATATCTGCGGCAGAAGGTATTCAGGCTGTTATCAGTGGCATGAACAGTAAGTTTGGTGGCATGATGGAACAGCAGGCGCAAACTGTTAATGGTATTATGAGCAACATTCAGGATAGTGTTAGCCAAACCATGGTTGTTATTGGTGATGAACTGATTGAAGCTTTTGATATTAAAGCTGCTTTGAAAGGCGCGCAGGACGCTATCGGCGAGTTTGCGGATAAAGTTAAAACTATGGGGCTTTCTAATGCTATCCGTGATTTGCCTGTATGGTTTACTGGTTCTATGGCTGTTATTGCCGGTGCGATAATGGGTGTGGCTATACCGGCTATAGTTGCGCTTGTTGGCACTTTATATACACTGGGTGTAGGTGCTGGCATAATTTCTGCGCCGTTTATTGCTGCGGGTGCAGTTATAGGCGGGGTAGCTTATGCCATATTTGAAAATTGGGATTGGCTTGTGATTCAATGGGAATATTTTTGTGACACTATGGTTATTGCCGTTGACGGAGCGACAGCAGAAATACAGAACGCTTTTGCCGGAGCTGTAATGTTTGCAGCGAATGCTTTGGATAAATTGTTTTCTATTGTCAATGTCAGCAGTGATTTGGCGGTTCAGGCAAAAGAATGGGCTGCTAATACACAGAAAGCGGCACAGGCTACTATCGAAGCTGCAAAAGCTAACCAGCAGCTGGCAGACAGCAATAAGGTTAAGCAAGAGTTTCGTGTTTCGTCAATCAATGCACCTACTGAACAAAGATCGGGAATTAAGATTGCTTCACCTGATGATTTAGGTTTAACGAGCGGGTCAACAACAGCAGCAGGCGGCAGTAAAACAGGTGGTAAAAATTCCGGCATTGACAAAATCAGCAGGGAAATAGACAGGATCAATGAGCAGCTTAATTCTGCCAAAGAAAAAACTTTGGATATGCAGCGTGATTTTAATAATTTCACAATGGATATTCAGATTGGCGGGTTAAGTGAATTCGATCAGGTATATGCAAATATTGTTAAAGAACGGGATCAGCGTATCGCTGCCGTTGATGAATGGAAAAATAAATTTGCTAATGCTACAACTGAAGCGCAGCAGTTATATGAACGTGCCATGAAAACCGGTGATGATACAGTTATCGCTAATGCGTTAGCAACGCTTGAACAAAGAAAGGCTGCGCAGGTTACTGCAGAGCAGGAAGCTGCTGCATCCCAAATTCAGATCAATAAAGACATGAATGAACAGCTGATGTCACAGGCTACGTTGCTGCAGGCTTTTAAGGCTGATTTGGATGAAATGCAAAAGCAGGGCGAACTGGAACGGTATATTGATTATTTGGATGAAGAAAAGGCTGCCTTTTTACAAAATCAGGCTGAAAAGCAGGAATTGATGCAGCAGTATTATGACTGGCGGCTTGAAGCTGAACAGTCATATGCAAGTTTTGCGTTGGAAGCAGCTAACACTTTAAAGGATGGCCTGGCACAAGGGTTTGCTAATGCTATTGTTGATGGACAGAACTTTGGAAAAACTTTGCAGAATTTGGGCAAAGAAATTGTAAAAATGTTTCTCCAATGGCAGGCACAAAGAGCGGCCGCTGCTGCCCTTAGCAAAATGATGATGGGACAGGAAACTGCTGCTGTAGCAGCGCAGGGGGCTGCAATGGCGACATCACTTGCGCCTGCGGCGTGGCTTAAGCTGGTAATTGAACCGGGTGCTTCTGGTATTGCTACAGGTCTTCTAACATCCGGGTTGAGTGCCGCTGCTGGTATTGGAACAGCAAGTAAAAGTCTTACGAGTTTCGGCGGCGGAATGCAGGAAATGGGAAAATTTGATTTTGGAGATAATTACTTAGGGCAGAAAAACTTTGCTGACGGTGGTGTTGTTACTGCACCTACTCATGCGCTGATTGGTGAAAAATCTTATCCTGAAGCTGTACTGCCTCTGCGCAGTAGTGTACTGCAAAAGATTACCAGCTTTTTGTTTGATGGTGTGGACTTTGGCACTGCTTCAGGTGATGGTGCCAATGTTGAAATAATTAATTATGGCGATATTAATACCGGTGCTGATTACGATACCTTTATGGATGATATTCAATATTCTTTGGCTATGGGTGTGCGGGGGTGATGAAGTGACGATCATAAGACGTGAATATTTTCCTCTGCGTAAGCAGGTAAAGCCTACAGAACAGCTTATTATCAATGGAACTGCCCTGCCATATGCCTACAGCTTTGACGGTGCTGCTGACATCACTGTGCGCGCTAAAAGTGAAAAGCGCGGTTACAGCCACGGTAGTACTATTTCAGGTGATGGCTTTATTGACGGTAAGAAAATCACTTTAGGCTTTGTCATTGAAGGCAGCACTCCGGCTGAACATGATGCCAAGCTTAACGATTTGTATCAGCTCATGTATCAGCGTGACTATCAGCTGCATGCTGGATATGATCGTGGATATTACAATATTGCCTGTATGTATAGTACAAAAGAAAAATGGATCAAGGGATTTAAAGGTCGAAAAGGTGAGGTTGATATAACTTTGCTTTTAGCTGATCCATTTAGGTATGCAAACAGTGAGGCTGAAGCAGAATTTAATTATGCTGATTCTGTGAAGGAAGCTGAAATGTTTATATATAGTAGCGGAAGTATAGAAACACCTTTGGAAATAGAATTAATTCCGAAGAATACGATGAATGACATTACTATTACTCATATTGAAAGTGGTTATAGCATGCGCATTACAGATACACTTTTAACTAAACCTTCGACGCTTATTGTAGATACTAAGGCTGGGACTGTCAGGCGCGGTGCATATAATGCGATAAATACTTTCAGTGGGCAGTTCTTGACCGCTCAACCGGGCGAAAATACATATAAGTTTACTGGTGCAGCTGGAACAATAAAAATTCGTTGGCGGGATAGGTGGCTGGCATGAATTTTCGTTTTGGCAGTAAACTTTTTGGGCGTTATATTTGGGCAGTGTCTGTCAAAAAAAAGAGCGGGCCGGGACCTGGTCCTGATCCTTCGGATGTAAAATATTTGCCTGACTATGTTCAGGTTATTTTTTATAACAAGGATGGTACTAAAACAGCGATATTTTCAAGAGATACAGAAAATAATCCGTTTAATAAAATCGAGTTTGAAAATATAAAAACAGGCTGTGGCAGTGCAACGCTTAATTTCAAACAGTTTCCAAGTTTTGCGGAAATAAGCTACGGACAGCGGATTGATATTTATTTGTTTGCTGATAAGCGGCCGTGGTACAGCGGGCATGTTTTAACGCGTCCTGACAGCGGTGGTACTGGAACAGATTATAAAATAACTTGTTATGGTTATTTTGATAAGCTGGAAAAAGTGCTTATTTTTGGTACTTATGAGAATCAGGAAATCGCAGATATTGTGCGGAATATTTGCAGACAGGTTGAAGCTAAGACTGGTATTGTCTACAACGATAACAAAATATATGACGTCGGCTATGACATAAAGAAAATCGTTTTTGACGGTGTGAGTGCAAAAGAAGCATTGGAACAGCTTTCAGAGTTTGCCACAGATTTTGTTTATGGTGTGGATGAGTATCGGGAATTTTTCTTTAAGCCTCGCGTGGATGAGATCAATGAGGAAGCACGTTTTTGGGTAGGGCCACATATTGACGGATTTGAACCGACACAAAGCATTGATAAGATCGTAAATTACGCGCGTATCAAAGGTGCTGCCATTGACGGTGATGGTGAAAGCTGGCTGGTAACTGTTGAGGACAAGGAAAGTCAAGACTTATACGGTGTATCTGAAGAAGTGTGGACGTTGCCAACTGCTTATACTGCTGCTGATGCTGAGCGCTGGGGACAGTCTGAATTGGAAAAATACAAAAATCCTGTTCTTTCTGCTAAAGCAACAGGTGTTAAGCTGAAATATCCTAAGCCGGACGGTGTTTTTTGGGTACGGCGTTTATCTACAGATGGGCAGGCACTTATAACTGACAAGGAAGGAAAAGAACGTAAGTATCCAATAACCAAGTTAAAATATACGATCAGTGGTGAAAAGGGTATTGATTTTGCTATGGAGTTGGGCGAACCTCCGTATCCGCCTACGGCAAAGTATTTGCTGGATATTGAGCGTAATGCCCGTAACAATGAACTTTTACAGCAGGCTGCTAATACCCAGCTGGTCAAATAATATGAAAAGGATGTGATGATATGGCAGCTCCAAGTAATATACGGATAAATCCGTTTATAGGTGACGGTGGAACTACTAATTATGTAGATTTTACAGAAGTTCATATAATTCCGGCCGTTAGTCCGTTTGTAGTGCGGCTAAATGAAGTGCCACAGAAGAAAGACCCTAGTAATATGAAAGTTGTTTATATGAATGAAACAACAGGTACGCCGACAACAACGGCTTTGACTGAGGTTGCTGCAACGCCGGGAGCAGGTGAATTCAGACCGGATTATTCGACTAATGCAACTAGTGATGAAGATTGGAATACCGGTTTGATTGAATTTTCCAGCGCAGATGCAGGTAAAAGCATTCAGGTAAGTTATACCGGAATGGGAACGCTTGCAGGTGTGAAGAATAATCGTTTCCCGTCATGGTGGCTTAATCGTGGCGATGGTAGCGATGGAGATTTTACACCTGAGAATAATACTACAATAAGCGGGATAAAGAAATATCGCCGAGTTTTTATAAAATCTGGTGTAACAGTTACCGTTGACAGATATGCACGAATACATTGTTTAGGTGCGGTTATTGTTAACGGTAATATAAACGCCGTAGGTATGGGATCTGTGGGAGGAATTGGCGGTTCAGGTAGTAGTATTAGTGACGAAAAAATGAATGGAACGAATGGTCAAGATGGAAACAGTAGTGTAGGTGGTCGTGGAGTTGGTGGTTATGGAGGTGGCGGACAAGGCGCCGCGGGGGGAACAATAGAAAGAACTGATGTAATGATTGATTCTTATTTTTGTATCGCAAGAGGCAGCGGTGGAGGAGGTGGTGGTGGTCGAAATGGTGGTAATGGTGGTAATGGTGGTAATGGTGGTAATGGTGGTGGTGATATTATAATTATTGCTTCTTCAGTTAAAGTTGGTGGATTGCTGAGCGTGGATGGAATGAAAGGATTCGATGCTACTGGTGACGGTGGCGGAGGAGGTGGTGGCGGAGGGGGACGTGTTTGTATTGTCGCATATAGTGTTATAGGAGCAGATAGGATAACTGCAGCAGGTGGAGCTGGTGGAGCTGGAAATGGTGGCGGCGTCCGAGGCGGAAATGGGATAAGAAATATCGTTGAATTAGGAGCAATATAATGATTTGAATATTTGATATAAATTGAGGTGAATTTAATGCTGACAATAGATGGCAAAAAAATATCTTTATCTAAAGGGGATACTTTTGATGTAACTTTTGCTGTTAATGGATATCGACTGAAAGACGGCGATAGCGTTATATTTAGCATAAAGAATACGGCTAATAGCAGCAATGTTCTTATGAAAAAAATATATACAACATTTGTTAATAATAAAGTAAGAGTTCAGATAAGTGCCGGAGAAATGGAGAGGTTAACGATTGGAAGTAAAGTATATGATTTGGTTTGTATTACAGGTGATGTTAAAGTAACATTGAATTATCCAGCGAATTTGGTGATAAAAGAGGTGGTACATAATGAGTGATATTTCAAGAAATGAAATATGCTTAGATGTAGAGTTGGAGGGTGCTATTCCTATGTCTGTTCCTCCAGCAGATGCTTATATTCTATATGTTGAGCGTGCAGAGAATGCTGCTGCCTCAGCAGAAAGCAGTAAGACAGCTGCAGCAGCCAGTGCGTCAGCAGCAAAGACAAGCGAAACTAATGCGGCCAATAGCGCTACCTCAGCAGAAAGCAGTAAGACAGCTGCAGCAGCCAGCGCGTCAGCAGCAAAGACAAGCGAAACTAATGCGGCCAATAGCGCTACCTCAGCAGAA